CTTCCAAAAGCAGCATTAGCAATTACACCAGACTGATTGGCAGCGCCAAAGGCTGCATTAGCTATTACACCCGACTGATTCGCAGCGCCAAAGGCAGAAGTTACATTTGAAGTAACACCAACAAATGTCATACCCGCAACTGTTAATGTTGTAGAGATATTTGCTGCACCGTTAACATCCAATAAAGTTGCTGGAGTTATTGTTCCGACGCCCAATCTTGTAGATGCCTGATCAATGAATATAACATTTGATGTGTTGCCGATACGAATATTGTTTGCAGTTTCAATCCATCCGCCATGTAGACGAATATAATCCGACGATGCGTCACCAAGAATTATATTACCTGTTGCTCTAGCATCACCAGCAACGTCCAGTCTTAGTGAACTTGCACCTACGCCGATACCAAAATTACCAGTCAATGACAAATCACCAGCAAATACAACACCAGATGTATTAGCAAGAGCATTATTGGCTTTCAAGAATGCAGCGTTAGCAATCACGCCCGCCTGATTAGCAGCACCAAAGGCAGTGTTAGTTAAACTGAATACTGTGTTAGTAACACCGAATGCTGTATTGAGAACGGAGAAACCTCCGTTTGCTCTAATGAAAGCGGCATTGGCAGTATCAAATGAAGCATTGATAAGATTAAAGTTGTTTTGTGAATCTGATACAATATTGGCAGCATCTCCGCCTAATGTCATAGCAAGCCCGTAAGCGTCGTTTGCTCTACCAAAAGCAGCATTGGTTGTTAAATAACCGGCGTTTGCTGTGTTATATGCTGAAACTGTATTAGACGCAACACCGTTTGCATAATCATATGATGAATTAGCGACAACAAACACCGCAGATGTGAATCCGTTAGCAGATGTTGTTAATGCAAGAGAACGAGCATTACCTGCGGCGCCGACGGCTGCTGCATAAACATTTGAACTATTAGCCATAGCACCGGCATAGTTATTACTGCTGTTAGCCATGGCACCGGCATAACTATTACCACTATTAGCCATGAAACCAGCGTAATTATTACCTGATACACCTATAGAGGACGCAAATCCATTAGAACTATTGGCCATAACGCCAGCATAGTTGTTAGCACTTGTTCCAACTGAAGAAGAAAAGTTTGTGACTAAATTAAGGGCGTAGGTGTTACCTGCTGTTCCAACTGCCTGAGCATATACGTTTCCAGCAGTTCCTACAGCCGTTGCATAGGCATTACCAGCCGTACCTGTAGCAGTAGCGTAGGCATTACCAGCCGTACCTGTGACAGTGGCATAGGCATTACCTGACGTTCCTACTACTGTAGCATAGTTATTACCTGATGTTCCTGTGACAGTAGCATAAGCATTACCGGCTGTGCCGACCGCTTGTGCATATACGTTTCCAGCAGTTCCTACTGCTGTGGCGTAGGCATTACCTGCCGTGCCAGTAGCGGTTGCATAAGCATTGCCAGCTGTGCCGACTGCTCGGGCATATGTGTTACCAGCCGTTCCTACTACATTAGAGTAAGCATTACCAGAAGCACCTACGACATTTGCATAAGCATTACCAGAGATACTTACAGTATTGGCATAGCCATTAGAACTATTAGCCATAAGACCAGAATAGTTATTTGAAGATAGACTCACTAAGTTAGCGTAAGAGTTACCAGAGATACCAACAAGATTAGCGTAAGAGTTACCGGAAATGCCTACAAGGTTAGCATAAGAGTTGCCAGAGATACCAACAAGATTAGCGTAAGAGTTGCCTGAGATACCCACTGTGTTTGCGTAGGCATTAACACTGTTAGACATAAAACCAGAATAGTTATTTGAAGAGACAAACCCTACATTTGCGTTATTATATGCTGCATTTGCAACACCAAAAGCAGAATTAGTAGTGTTAAACGTAAGATTTAACAATAGATTCTGTTCATTTAAATAAAGAATAGATTGATTGATTTTGATTCTTTGTTGATCAAAGGTGTCGTTAAGACTTACGTTTGCTAATCCCATGTTACTTTAAGACCTTTTTTAGCATTTCTTTAATTTCTTGCATGTCGGTTTTGAGTGAAGAAACGTCCTCTTTCATTCTCTCAAATTCTCTATTTTTAGTTCTTTGCTTTTTATATGCCTGTAGGGCATCCTTATCTGTATTTATAAGAACACCCTCAGACACTTTACTTATTCCAGGAACATCTGTTTTAATCATTATCTATTCCTATTACTTTTGTAGGGCCACCACTCTCAAATCTGCAACTCTTGGAACGATAGCACTGTTCTGTCCGAGCAATCCGACCTTTATCTGATAATACTTAAATCCAGAGAATTGAATACCCTGACTGTTTGTGTATTGAATGACACCATCCTGATCACCGATAGTTCCTGTTAGATATGAATCCGGAACCTTAAAGGTAAACTCTTTGAAATCATTTCTATTAGAAGCAGATGAATACAAATCACTTCCAACTTTCTCTAGTTCAATCCAGGTAACAGTTGGGAATGTATCAGAATCTTCGGCATGTTGAATCTTCATCCATACCTTAACATCTGATGTTGGTGGACGATAAGCAGTCAATATTACTTGAACGTCTTCTGCGTCCTGCTGATCATCTAATACAGCCTGTTTTGAAATATACTTGTTAAGCAGATTACCACCATATGGATTGTGAGTGGTAAACAAATTATCAATAGTTGCTGTATAAGTAGAAGCACCATTACCGAATGTTACAGTCTCTCCATCAATAAACTCGGCATTCTGCACCTCAATACGGCATGTATTGGCATCCACAGATAGTATGGTAGAGTTGGCACTACTTAACGATCCTTCAATAAAGTTGCCCACATTTAGATATTGTCCGTTTGCGGTGACGGTGATTTCGGCAGATGTATAAGTTTCACCTACAGTATTTGAATTGATCTTATTATCAATCAAGAGAGTATGTGTTCTTTCTAGGTCCAAAATTGGTGTCATGTATTCAGATTCAGTTAACATTGTAACTTCAATCTGAGATGATCTTTCAGTTGAACCCAAAGCAGCAATTTCATTAGGTCTAGACATAATCTTTAATTCAGAATCATAGTAATAATTTACATTCTCTTTGACTGAGATATAGTCTAATAAAGATCCACTGTATGCATAGGGTCTAAATCTAAATGTGATATCGGTTTTGTTAAAATCTAGATAAGAAGGTTCAAAATCAACAACCGAATAACGGTAGTCTAGAATAGCATTTACAGTTGCCACGGCTCCAGTAACAACACCTGTTATGGTGTCATTAGCCTGAATGATAGAATTTACAAAATTAGGAATAGAAAACTCACCTCTATTATTGAAAGGTCTATTTTTCCAGTCACCAAATCCTCCAGAATTGATATCAATAGGATTAACTGTTTTGAATCTATTGACCTTACCTTGAGGACGACGAATTGTTGAAATGATTGACGTAATACCCTTAGGAGAGTTTGATGAGTTGTAAACATCCACAGTTTCATTGTTCACGAACTTATTATTAGCAACAAAGAATATGTTTGAATCTTTGCGTGAAACCGCAGAGTTCGCACCAGATGTTCTGCCTCTAAGTCTGTCACCAACTACAATACTTCCGGTATTACCAACTAGTGTCATAGCAGGATTGCCGACAAAAGATTCACCAATTGTTGTAATTGAAGTTGTAGTAGTACCTCCCACTACAGAAGAAACATCTTTAAGATCCATTCTCATATAAGGCTTGTTGCCTAATACCGCTGTTCCTATGTTTGCTGTACCTGTAGCAAAACTTGCACGATTAAACTTAATCTTCAGGTCTAGTCCTTCAACAGGAATCCAGTTTAGATTATTGTTAGTTGTAAAGAATGTTCCTGATAGTGGACGACTAGTGTATTGCTGTGTAGTTGAACCGAATATATACTCACCCTTACGAGCAACCCATAGGTTATATCCAGGATTAATACCTTCTGTGTGAATAACAAAAGCGTATTGAACATCACTATACAAGAATATTGGCATAGAAAACTTAATGTTTGTGGCTACTGTGCCATTTGAACTGACATTAACTTCCCCAGTTTTTTTCCATACAACGGAGAATGGCACTGTGTTACGTGTGATGCCGCCGTCGGGTGACATTTCACGAACCTCAAACCATATGCCTAATGTAGGATGCTTTGCTTGGAAATAGACATCAACAGAAGACAAGAACAATCCTTCATCGCCTGGAGGTGCTTTTGGTAAGAATGAATACGCCGAGCAAGACACCAAATCTTTAAAGGTATTTGATGTGGTTGACGTGGAGGTGGTATATGTCTCACTCAATGCCTGAGTAGTAGATACAATTCTTCTTGTTGTAAGAACAGTATTTTGTTTCTTAGCTATTATACCAGATGATGTAAAGTAATCCTTAGCAAATGTTGTAGCATCTACTTCCGAATTTGTTGGACTATCAATTACTCTAACCTCTTTGGTACCTATTGTCCATTTGCTAGGAGCAATTCTTAACAAGAAATACAGAGAGCCATCGGTATTAACTTTTAGATTTGATCCTTCGGCAGACACATTTGTCCAAAGACTTGGTGTAATAGTTCCGTCATCATAATCTTGAAACTGTGTAGTTGTTATTGGAGTGCAGAATGAATCAACAGACTCACCATCAAAGAATGGATACACTCGTGAATTTGGAAGCAATCCTAATACAGATACTCTAATAACCTGAGGTCTGATATAGGCAGGATACTCAATACCAACAACTCTTTCACCTAGAGAAACCGAGCTACTTTCTAGAGAATAGTTAGTTTGTGTTCCTGTTCTGCTGTTTTGTGTTGTAGTTGTCGTGGTTGTAGTGTTCATCAACCAGCGATCATTATATCCACCAAAACCTAATATTCCACCTTCGGGCTGTAGTTTATATCCATATTGACTTGTTGGACCAGGTCCTTTTGAAGTTCCCCATCTTGATCCATATGCATATACTTCTTGTGATGTTGTTGATGATGATGTTCCCACAATCTGTGACTGCCATTGATTCCAGGTAATCATCGTTGCAGGCACATCCTCTTGGGCCGGACCAGTAACAATCTGATTATCTGGTAACACATCAGAGTCTACCCAAACATCTGTATCTGGATATAGCGTCATCTTTCCATTAAAACGATATGACGAAACTTCAACGTTTCTATATGATGTTGCTATAGGCTGTTCTAGCAGCACCTTTTCGGTGAATGGCAGATGTAGAAGTCCATTACTAATGTTAACTTTGGTGTTAGAGATAACATCATACTTAAATGATTTAATATCATAGTATGGACGAATTGATCTTTCTAGAGGATCTACAACTATCTTATAATTAGGATTGTTAGTATCACCAAGACTATGATCATTAAATGTATCTACAAAATAACCATTCTTGAATCTTGACAATCCGTTTTCATCTAGAATTTGTAAATCTGTCGCTGCTTTTTCAAGCAAGTTCAAAGCATTATAGTATTCAAGATTTTCAATTCTATCTTTAAGAACACCAATGTCTCTCATAGTAAAGCGAACATTTGAAATCTTGGATATACGACATGCTAAGTCTGGACGACCAATTGCGTTTGCGTAAAATGGTGATAGTGAAGGAAACGGCGAAACATATATCTGAGATAGAGGCATTGAATTTTCATTTGCCTCTGGTCTAAATGGAATTGCCGCAGGTGTTCCTTTAAGAACCTTAATGCTTCCGTCTTTATCAAGAGCAATGATATCTTGTCTGGCAAGATAATAAGAGTAGTCATAGGTAAACTGAGATGCAGGAATAGGCATTCTGAGTCCATTAGTTTCAAACAAGAATGCACCAGTTCGGGCAGGATTGGTTGAAGCAGTTCCTACAGTTGTCGTATCAGTTGCAGTTGATGACTTAACTGGTCTAAAATCGATACTGTTTCTAAGATTATAACCGATACCAGTTGTTGGTGAAATATAGTATGGAATGTCTTCTGTTCTAATATATCCTGAAGGAAGAGTCGCAGAATCGTCATCAATTGGATAAGAATTGACAGAAAAATATCCACGTCCAGATGTGAATGATGGACTAAAATAATCAAGAGACACTAGAAAATAATCGGTCGCACCACAGTTAATACCACTAGGTCTAATAGATGCGTGTTCGTAGTGTGTATCTCTTTGTCCATCATCAAAGATAAAATACTGAGTTACATCTGTTCCGTCAGTTAATGATGACGGTGCAGAACCAGTTTTCTTAACAATTTTATTAATGCGATATACATCTGAGAAACCAAGATTAAATGGACCTAGTCTAGATGCTTGTGTACCCACATTAATTATTACTAAACGATTCTGTCTTAATGACTTTGTAATTTCTCTAGCATAAGGAGATGATGTTGCTGTTCTTGCTACAGGATATGTAATCTTTGAACCTGCCAAGTCGCCAACAAACGATTCATTGAGGTTAATAGTTAACTGAGTTGGTGTTGCTGTAACTACTCTTCTAGATCCGTCATTAGATCCTTTTGATGTCAAATCAATCAAATCGCCTGCTTTGTAAGCCTTATAAAATACCGCACTGGTTACAGTAGATGGCAGATTTTCTGTTAATGTCAGACTTGTGTCGCTTGTAATAGTCTTAATAAAGAATGTGTTTGAAACTCCGGCAAATTCAATTTTATCACCTACGTTAAGGCGATTAAATTTAGTACCTACACCTGTTACAGCGTCTGTTCCTGAGGTTCCGCTAACAATACCCGTCATGACAATATTAGAACTAACACCCACAGACAACATGATTTCTTTCTTGTCGCTGTCACTTAAAGTTGTGGTGCCATAAGGAAAGATTTCACTTGCATCAGATGTGAACGATACAGTGGCGGTTCCTGTAGATTGAATAGAAATTGTTGATGTTCTTAAAAAGTTGAAGTTCATCTTTGGATTGCCGTCAGAACCTCTTAGAGTTCTTGTGGAATCAGATCCAACATTATAGATTAGTGTGCTTAAACCAGGTTCGTTCAATACAGCCTTACCTGAAATGGTGTCAAGAACAACGTCTGCACCGAATGATGATGATGTATTTGCTACATGTTTAACACTTGAGAATGGATTAGTTCCGCTCATTTTAACATCAAACAGATAAACTCTTATCTGCCCGTCTGGTGCACCCAACAGACCGCTTTCATACTGCACAGATTGAATCTTGGCAGTACCGATATTAGCTCCAGATGGAGAACCAGCCGTCCATGTTTTATTAGTTAGTCGTCTTGACGTTTGATTATAAAGAGTTACCTGAGCACCAATGTCGGCAGTTATCATACCAACAGCCTGATTACAGGTTACATACGAACCCATTGTGGCAGTGGCAATCTGACCACTAACATTGCTGTAAGTGTTTGCTTTATCAATTGTTATATATTCAGTAACTAGTTTATTTACCTCATAACCTTTGACATATCCTGTTCCAGGTTCAACACCAATTGATAATCTTGAACTGCTTCCGCTGGCATCAAAACCACCGTTAATGCCCGTATCAAGATTTTCTCTAACTCTAACTCCAAGACCTCTAACGTAGTAATCTCCAGACTCGTCAAATGTTCTCTTGGCTATTTCGTCGCCAATAATATTATACTGAGAACGATCAAAACGTTCGGTAACAATACCATTATCAATTGAAAATAGTTCAATAAAATCTTTTGGATTTTGCTGGTCAAATGCAATTACTTGTAGTTCGGGAGACAGTTTAAATCTATCAGCACCTGGTGCAGAGAAGTTAGATGCTTCCTGTGCCGGATCAAGTAGACTTGAATCGGTCAATGATGTAATAATTTCTTCTGTAATATAGAAGCCAACCTTACAACTTGGGTTATTACTATATCTTGAAAGAACAATAGACTGAGCAGGAAAATAAATGAAATGTTCTTTAGCAAAGATAACGCCTTCACGAATAATAAATCTGGCACCTGTTCCTGATGGACTGCTATCTACAACGACTAGTGTCTTACCATCGGATGTTGTAAGACTTTCACCTTGCTGAAAAGTCTTGACCGTCGGATCGGTAGCCGAGATACTTGTATATCCGACATAAATTGTTTTTGTATTTGAAGATGACTGAGTGCCATCAACCACATCAACAATTGTACCTACAACACCACTTGAAACACCGGTTACTTCCAAATTTTTATATGTAGAAATAGTAACCTCATTAGAGGCCGCATCTAAGTCTTTAACTTTTACATAAGGAGATTTGAGGTCAAGAATGAACTCACCTGGAATTACAATAGAACCTTCCTTGAAAATGTTTCTACCAAACAAGTCAACCTGTTTCTGTATGATTGACTGCATTTGTGTCAATTCTCTAGCCTGCACTGCATATCCGGGCTTAAACAGAATACGATAAAACTGCTTCTTAATATCGTAATCATCATAATAAGGTGTTACGTTAAAGTCGGTGGACAGTGTAGTTGAATTGGCGCTAAAGATTTCATTGTTGGCAAGGTCTACCATTTTTATTCTTTCCTTTTAGAAACTTAGTAGAATTTTAAATTCTTCGTTCTGGTCTATAGAACGTTCGATTGGTGTTATATGATCTATATATAAAAGTTTTCCTGAATACGGCTTCATATCAGGATCGAGAACAGAACTAACATATCTAGTTGTGGTCGTTGTATTGCCGGTAATCAAGTCAGATGTTGGCGTTCCTTGAACGTTTGAAAGTTTCAAACTATTATTAGAGAAATCCCATTCAACTACAAGACCTCTGAAAGTTGAATTGGCCAAATTTTTACCTTGATAAACCCATTCATCTTCCTGATAATTTGTGGTTGCAGAACTCTGAGCCATAGACAAAACTGTTAACTGAGAAACAGCAGCGTTTGAAATGACATTCGCCTCATTGAATACCAGTGGGTCTTCAATAATTGCAATCTGTCTATAATCATTAGCAACCGATAAAACGCCGCCCTCAAAATTATTAATCTTGGTATCAATCATAAGATAAGAACCACCTAGTTCATATAGTGGGTCTGATCCGTGTCCACCAGGTGGACTGATAACTGCTTGTGCTGTTGCACCAGTGCCTGTGTTAGACCTAATAGCAACATTAGCAAAAGTGAATTTAGATCCTTTGTTATCAACAATAATACTTTCAATTTGAAATGTGGTAGCATTTCTTCTGGCTACTGCATTGGCGAACAATCCATCACCGGTAATGTTTACTGTGATATTATTAGATGTGTATCCTGTGCCACGATTGACCACAATAATATCATGAATTGCACCGTCAACAGCGTTATCTTGAACTTGATACTGTAATGTATTATCATTATTTAAAAGTGTTCTGACTGGCATAAAAGAGTCTGTTAAAAATCTTTCTTGATCTTCAGCAGAGATAGAATACATATACTTCCAAATATACTTATCGGAAGTTTGAAAGTTGCCTACAGGGTTTGTTGATGTTGGTTTAGATATAGAAGCGTTTCCATAATTGTTACCTAAACACTTATAAACATTGAACTCATCTGTTAGAACATAGAAGGCTGTATTGGCATTTTTATAATCTTTAGAGTCAGCAAATTGATTATATGCGAAATAAACCGAATTGTTTGTCCAGTTAAAACGAGGAATGACGTGACGCATATCATTGCCAGTAATGCGTTTACCACCTATCATGTTATTCCAAACATCAATAACAGATGCCACCGAGGTATTTGCTTGAGGAGGATTGATATCATTCACCCAAGAATATGCTCTACCAAATGTTAGATAAAGATTGGAACTGGAAGGCTCAGAAACAGATTCACGAAACTGTTTTGCTAAGAATACTCCAAGGTCTTTAGAACGAACTGATGACATTATTTTCTCTCTTTAGTCTATTTATATACCAAATCTTCTACGGTAAGCATTAAATTCTCTGAGGATTTCTGTATTGGACAATCTCTTGTTATAGATTTGAGCCATTGCAATCTTTCCTTGAAACGTATTAGGCTTAAAGCCGTTTGTGGTTCCGAGATATAGATCACCTGAAGAGTCTGTGTTAGCATTTGAAACACCGGTACTAACAACTTTAAACTCACCATTCATATATCCACGAATGTTAATACCTTCAAAGGTAAAGGCTGCCTGATACCACGCATTACTATTGACCGTGCCAATGGTTATAATATTGGATGTAGTAGAATCACCGACACTAACTTTGAGGCTACTATCCTGAATGAACATTCGGAAGCCTCTATTATTAGCACCATTTACTTTACTTGCTATGTATTTATTACCGTTTGTATTAGATGAATTAAACCAAGTGACAAACGTCATTACAGAAGCGGTGTTTATAGCATTGCCATGGGTTAGTGTTACGGAGTCATTGGCATAAACACCATTAAACTGAACACCACTGGCTCTGAAGTGTGCATTATTAGTTAATGTTGCAAAACTATTTGCATTGACAGAATTGTACCAAACATTAGTTCTATCATAATAAACATTACCAACATTTGCCGCTGTATTTGAAGTTCCTGTTCTGGCATCATATGTGAACACATTAAAGTTTCCACTAGGAATATAACTTGCACTATTAGCAACGTCAAAATACAGAACCAGATTAGCAAAGGCGTCTGTGGTAAATGGTATTGTATTAACAACGTTAGCAAAAACATTGTTCTGACTGTCATCACTATAAACATGCTGTCCAAATAGTAACATACCAGCAGGATGTGACAGTTCTTTAATAGACTTTCTATATCTACTAAGTGACACATCTGATTTGATAACATAAGAATATGGCTGATAATAATCTCTGTCCTGAATGAAGTTATAGCCAGATAGATGACCGTCATCATTAATATATCTACCAGGATATGTGTAAATACCGGTAACAATGTTAGCAAATGCCTGTGCGGTACCATCGCCTTGTGACTTTAGATTAATTGTAGGATTGGTTAGATAACCAGCACCACCAGAAAGAACTCTGAGTCTTTCAATAGAACCGATAACATTGGATGTTGCTTCTAGTAATTCACCGTCTCCAATAATAGCGGTGACCATAACATTAGCATTAGATCCAGTAGTTGTTACAACATTTGCTATTGGTAGCGAAAGCATAGAGTATCCTGCACCACCAGTATTAAATCCATCTCTTGGATAGAATGCTACTTGTTGAATGGTTCCGTTAGCATCAACCACGGTGACAACGCCATTTGCACCTTCACCATAGTCTCCATACTGATTAATAAACTCAATGATGTCACCTGTCTGATATCCTATACCACCATCTATAATTTCCATACGTCCAAGAATACCAAAAGAACGAACGAAGTTATTTGATAGAACATCTAAAGTAGGAAGTTCAAAATAATTTGAACCTGGATTTGTTATTGCTGTAGCAACGATTGGGCCGCAAGGACCATAAGTCCAATACACCATAGAATTTGACAAAGTTGTATTGGCATTTGGTTTCTTTCTGATATCAAAGGATAAATTGGTCTGACTACCTGGTAGTCCAGGTGGTGAAATTTTTAGATAGGTAGAATCACGAGCAGATTCTACGATAGTGTAATCGGTTCCCGAAACAACGATGATATCACCAGTTTCAAAATACACGTTAGAGTTAGCACCCCAATGAGACAAAGTTACCTCTGTGATACCGCTGCCTGGTATGGTGCTTATTGTTAGATTACTAGTATTTGTCCACAGCGTAGCAAGATTGGTGTATGAAAAACTTTCGTTGAGGTCTATAGTATTAGCGATTTGAACATTAGCCACATCAGATATTCTGGAACCCACAACGTTATATGAAGAAGGATGAAATGATTCGTCGTCATTAACAGATGAAATGATGGCCGCCGCATTTTTACCACCGCCGCCAGTGAATAGTAGTTGATCATTAACTCTGAAGCCAGCGCCGGGTAATGTAACTGTGACAGATTTAATTTTACCTTCGAGATTGGCTTTGGCAACCTTGGAAATAATAATGATACCACCAGAGCCAGAATTGCTTTCAATAGGAACACCTGCTCCTTGAATGTATCCTGAACCTGCCGATGTTACTGTGGCAGAGATAATAATACCAGAGAATAGATTACAAGATAGATGCTTAACTTCACCTTCTTCTTCAAAGAAAGTAAATAGTTTTTCACCGTTTTCAAAGTCTTGTTCAACAGCAGAAACTTTAAGTTCTGTTACTAATACACCATTATCATAATACTGATCGGCGGCTTCTACGGTACATGTTGAATTAGAGTTAGCACCACGAATGGATCGCCCTCTAAACAAAGTATAGGCTGACGCATTAGCGACATTATTAACAGCAAAGTCTTTAACGTTTAACGACTTTTCAACAAACCACTTACCATCGGAAGCACGTAGAATGTCGTTCTTTGGATAATAGAACTCTACTTCCTCATTATATAATGCTCGCATAAGAAAGCGAATAGACTTTTCTGAACCACGAGAACGATAAAACTCTTTGGCATGTTTTAAAAGCAGAACTTTGTCAGCAAGAATACTGTCAGGAATTAATGCTGTAAAATTGTCATACAGTTTTTGAAGAAAGGCATGATAATCATTTTCTTCGTGTAGACTATGAGGCTCACCCACAAGAGCATCATGATCAATATCTTGCTTGATTTCATCAATATCAAGAAATCTAGGAAAGTTTTTGGTTACATAGTTTAACTGTCCGTCTCGTTCCAGGAACTTATAGTAATACTCCATGAACTCAACAAAGCGTTCATGTTCATCTCTGACGAATGCCGGAACTTGTGACTTTATTAATAATGAGGTTTTATTGTTACTACTCATGCCGTTTCTGGAACCATTTCTAATTGAATAGCCTGAATGTTATTAGTATCAATAGCAAGAATACGATTTCTCAAAGGTTCAATAACGCCTTGCTCAGGAATGACATTGATAGTCAAAACATCTTGATCATAAAAATCATTTGAAACAACCGACACAGGATTCAATGAGGATAGAATTACCTGACCAGTAGAATAGTCAATTGTTCCTGCGTTATCATTAATGATAACTTTTTCACCATTTGTTTTATAGTAGTATGATCTTAGAATTCCTAAAGACGATTTCAATTTAACATTTAGAACTGCACCTGTTCCGTCAGCATCATTAATGGTAATGAATGCTCGGCTATAATTGATACCTGGATTAGTAACAGTTACTTTAACAAATCTTCCATTGACAATAGTTGCCTCGGCTGCTGCACCTGTTCCGTCACCTGTGATAGTCAAGGTTGAACCAGAAGCATAGTTAATACCAGGCGCTAAAATTTGAATTGAATCAATACCTGTATAAGACTCGGGAACTTCTTCGTATAATATTTCACGCTTAATCGCCGAAGAGTCAGTGACACCTACAGTAGGATAACTATACAACTTAAAGTTATAGTCGCCTTTTCTCAAAGATGTATTGAAGTTTACAACGTAATTGTTGTTGTCGCCTATTTCTAGTTTAATTCGTCTCTGCAAGAAGATATCAATATCAGAAGATGTTATTGATGCTTCCGACTGCTCTATATAATTTTGTAGTTTGGACAACTTAAAAGTTGACTTGAATGTGTATAGTTCCGTCTGAGCATAATTAAAAATTGATTCTTTAATGATATTAAGAATCTGACCTTGTGTTCGGGTTGTTAGATTTGGATTATATCTAACCTTTCCACGAACAAGAACAAAGATATATTCAGGATCTATGATGACAGGTTCAACTGTCATAACGTTACGATTGGCAATTAGTGTTTTGGTGATTTCTTCTTTTTCAAGGTTTGTTAATGTAAAGTACCCTTTTGTCTTCAAAGACATGAACACTTTACCATAAACAGGAGGATTGTTTTCTTCTCCGCCCCATACAACGGCTGACTCAATGTTCGGATAATCTTTTGTTACCAACGCTTCATAGTCATTCTTTGTAACCGCACGGTTCTGAGAGGTATAATAATTTGGTGCACGAAATCTTATCTGATCTACGGTTTCTTTATCGCTACCTTTTGTTGCTGAATCAACCACAGTGATTTTAACATTATTCTTAAATCCTGCAATACCCTGACCGTCCGCTAAGCCGAACTTTGAAATATTGTTTGCTTTAGATCCGGCAGTATCAAGATAAGTGACCTGAATAATATTTCCGTTTGCAGGGCGCTTACCTATAATATTATCACCAAAGTAAATTGTATAGTTGGTGTCGTGATCTTCTTCTAGAAAGAATACCGCAGAATTGCTTCTCAGTTCGATAAAGTCATCTGCCAGCGAATACTGTGTTGTTTGAGTATTTGAAGATGACTCCTGCACGGTAACCGTCAATGTAGATGTATCTACGTTGGAAGAAGGAATCTGAAATCTTCTGGATGTGTTATTTGATGTTACGGCAAACTGTCTTGTGACAGCCTCGCCTTGTTTGATAATGACATTACTAAAAACAAACGATCCATTAGACTTATGCGCCGTATTAGAGTTCATTGCTACAAAAGGATAGTTTATCTGATCTTTATCGGCACCTAAAAAGTTTGTCCATTTATCAAGAGTAATATATGCGATGCCTTGATCTTCTATAGGTCCAGGAGTTACAGTAATATTAACTCTTGCCTCGGCACCACGCTTTGATGTAGGCACATAGTTAATCAACTTAGCATGTGACAGAACATTATTACGAATTTGTGCGGTATCAAGAAATGATTCGTTAGCGGCCATATTCAGATAATAAGCATTGTAATAGGTATTGTATGCCAGAACGTCTAGCATAACTGACATACCAGAACCTTCAAAGTCATAATCTTGAAAAGTAGACTGACTTTTTAGATAGTTCTTCAGATTATTACGAATAGAGAAAAAGTCTAGGTCCGCAACTCTAAGGGAATTATTGGAAGTTGCCATGGCTATTAACGAATCCTTTCGAGAAACAATGTAGATACTACAGGTAGATTTTTATTTAAAATAACATACTCTAGACGAACATTAAAACCATACTCATCAGGATTATAAGATACCTTAACAGTCTGTAAACTAACTCGTGGTTCAAAGTTTTCAATACACAATCTGATGGCTTTTTCCAATTGAATCTGTGTAATTGATGTAGTAGGCTCAAATAATAGTCTAGGAATATCAGAACCAATATTAGATTGAAATGGTCTTTCATAATAATTTGTAAGCATCAGATTTCTAATAGAACGCTTCACTGAAGCCTCTCCCTTTAAGATTTTTACATCATTAGTGGATGGATTCATTATGAAATCCAGGTCTAAATCTGAATAATCTGGGTCTCTATTAATTTGTCTGATTGGCATAAAAGTTTCCTATTTTAGTTATTTATGCTCTATCTAATTGTTGAATCCAAGGATCGTCTTGTTCTTCTTGTGGCTGATCGGCTCTTGTTGCCTGGCGATCACCAACGCCCTCGGCTTGTGTGCCTGTTAGGAAGTCAAAGGCCATCTGTAGATTTAGGCCGCCGAATTGCTGACCCATACCACCAGCAAGATTAACATTACCAGCACCCGGATCGACATGAACATCCGATCCTACAATATGTGTGGTACCAGACAGACCGCCAACGTGAGTAGTTGAACCATCAAGAGCAGCAGTACCTTGTGCCTTAACATGAGTGTCTTGTTGAGATTTGATTTCAACGTTTTGCTGTGCGGTTTGAGAAATGTTTTGCTGAGCCTCGGACGAAATACTACCAGCATCTGCTTTTAGTTTAATGCCGCCGCTCTTTGTTTTGGTACTAATATCTTTTTCAGCAGTAGTGGTAATACCATTATTTTTTGACTCTGTAGTAATCTCTTCATCGGCTGTGTGATCGGTCTTACCACTTTCATGTTTAATAGTAACTTTCTTACCATCTTTTTCATATGACTGATCTGACTTACCGTCTTTAGTCTGCTGAAACATGTCACCCTTTTCATTATAGAGAGACATATCACCTTCATTAGGAACAGCGCCGTGCCAGCCAGCAGCACCACCAGTGAATAGTTTATCACTCTGAGATGCGACTGTCGTGGCACCTTTTGACGTATATGCAGCGGCTCCATGTGCTTGATAGTTGATAGATCCTTCAACTTTCTTATTAATGTTCTTGGCCTGTGTATCCATGTTACCACGAACATGTCTGTTCATGTTCTTAGCAACAACATTCATGTCACCCATCACGGTGAGATTATAATTCTTATGACAGGTAACATTGTAATCACCGAAGACACGTAACGAGGCATCACCTTTTACGGTAATATCTTGAGCACCAGAAATTGTAATACGATTTTCACCAAATGTAACTTCATATCTGGAATTGTGTGAGGTCATATGAACCGCACCATCTGGAAAGAACTCAAATCCAGAACCTGAACGGTGCTGAATGAAAAGAGATTCGTGTCCTTCAGTAGCATCCATACCGATGTTATTACCAGAACGATCTTTCATTGTCCAGTAATTAGGATATTCACCAGCACCTTGACCCTTTCGTGGTGTTTCACGAATGTCATATGGATCTTCTGGTGTTTCTTTTGCTTTGTTATTATTACTTTTCGCTGCCATGATTATTATTCCAAAAATTGAAGGTTAAACTGGTCTGTACCGACACCAACACCACTTTCATAGTGTTCTTTTTTCAAAGGCTCTCCACCTTCAGCCGTTTCTTTAAATATAGTATGTAACTTTTTGGCCGTTTCACTTTGATTCAATTTCTGATGCATTTTCTTTGCTTCTTTTTCTTGCTTGGGTGACAGTCTCTTAAACATTTCCTGCATAATCTGAGATGACTTGCCAAACATTTGCTGCATCATCGAGCCCATTTGACCACCCTGGCCGCCTCCTGCTCCAGAACTTGGTGCTTGTGAGCCTGCTCCACCGGGTGATTGCGCCGGGTCACTAATGACGTTTGCCCAATTATTCATATTATTCATGGTATTTCCGGTGTATATCGTGTCTATAGTACCGTCAAAACCAACAACCTGCTTGGCTACACCATGTGCGGTATCAAATGTATATTCTGTAGGCTTTAATTTTTCTTGACCAAATAAAGAAGTATCCCATTGAAGTCTCTGCATAACATTCATTAGGTCAGAAAGAGTTGTGACTTGTGATAATAAATCGGCCGCATTTCCTAAGTAAGTGTCCTCATCAACAACCGAACCAGTAACGAACTCTATACCACCACTTGTGTCAAGACCTTGAACTAACTTAGATAGACTATTAATCGCCGTACCTATATTAGGATCAACCTTACCCATAATATCTTGCATATAGGTGTTGCCTGTTGATGTTCCGCCGCCAGTAGCAGGAGGTGCTCCTCCACCTCCACCGCCTTTACCCTTACCTGCCAATCCTTGAAACATTTGTGCCATTGACATAACCTGACCAGCAAGTTGCTGCATCATTTGATTAGTCATCATCTTATCATTTTTAGTTTTAGCAGTAGGAACTTTCTTGACTTCAGGTTGATGAAAACCTGTCATCTGAAATAAAGCACCATGAATAGGCAGACCGTCTAGCAAGTCTAAAGAATGCTGCTCACCTTTTTCTTGTATCTTTCTAATCTTGGCGCCACGTTCTGTGGTCTCTTGAATTTTTGGTGGTATCTTTACAGGAATCTTTTCAGACTTCAACTGTTGCATGATAGGACCGTTCATAATATCATAACCACCGCCACCACCAGAACCGTCACCACCCTTACGAACTGTATTAGACATACCAAGGATGATGCCACCGGCTTCGCCAGCCTGTTTAAGAACATATACAATAGCACCTGGGTCAGGTGGTGACATTGACGTTATTTGACCAAATGAGGTAGGATTGACAGACAGTCCAGAGAACCACAAATCTTCTATGTTAACGTCCTGTTGAGAATGACGCATGGGATCAAAGATTGGTGAGGCGCCGTCTTGTCTTTCTGATGGACCTGTGGCACTATTCTTATTACCACCGGCGACAACCATTGGAGTAATTTGTCCATGTGGATGTGAAGGTGTAGAAACTTTTCCCATTTTATACTATTCCTCGTCCTACTGTTGATGATACGCAATCAAAGGTGGTTGTCGCATAACCACCCATTTGAATCCTGTGTGTTAGAGATGCAATTAGATATGTGCCTGATCCATATAGACGCCCTCCACCTGATTTATCTTTCCATTCAAAATTAATAACATCACCGGCATGTAGATTAGGATTCCATGGTGCTATCAATCTAAATGCAATCTTATCTTTTTCTAACAAACCCATTCTAGCCTGTCTTCTTAATAGATGCTTTTCAACATCGGTGTCACAACCATTTTGTTGTTGGGACGTGCCTTTGTTAGTCAATGACTGCTTAAAGTTACCGTTACGAATACAAGCCTGCATACTTCCGTTTAAAAAGTTACCTGTAGCATCTGATGGATTTATAAATGAACCTGCGTTGATATTATTACCGTTTTCATCTAGACCATTTAATAGGTCAGAAAGCAAATCATAATCACAAGGAAACATAAAATGAATTGCTTTATATTGTGAGGTAGGATCGTTATATGCTGCCCCACCTCTTACACCTGTTTCGCTGTGATAATATTTGTTAGGATTAGGTGCCTGTGAGCATAAACTCTTTAATGATCTAAAATGGTGAGTGGGCTGCCAGTTGCCACCTACTCCATATGTCATGTAGTGAATGAACGATGGATCATCACCGTCTAGTGCCATGTTACACTGTTGATTGACTACCTGAAAAGGATGAATGCATTCTGCAATATAGTCTCTTCCCGGACTAGAACTTTGTATATCTGGATTAGTTGCTCCTACGCATGTAGTGAGAACATATCTAACAACCTCTGATGGAGTGGTACAGTTCCAGGATTTACTGACCAGGTGTTGTGCATCTTCTAATAGAGATTTATCGCAGGCATGAAAGGTCATTTCTTCTGTCTGACCGATATTGATGGGCTGAAACTCTCTATTGTCTAGACGATATATCTTTTGATTAATAGACATACTATTACCTAGAGCATCATTCATGGTGAGTGTTAGGTCTTTACCCTTGGTATCTTCCCAATTTTTAAAAGTAACATTGTTATAAATCTGAGACTGAAATGTAGCGGATGTTTGTAGTCCAGGAGTCAATAGACTTTCGGTGCAAGTAACTTCTTTACAGTTTACCTGCGTATATTTGACGCCGCCTAACTCACCGCTCAATCTTACTAAACGAGCGTCGTCGTTAATAGCACCTCTAGATTGATTAGGATTAACGTCCAAGAATGCCATTAAACAAGCCTTCTAAGAAAAGTCTCAGGAACATTGTAAAGAATAACTTTCAACTCGTCTTGTATCTTGGCATAGTATTCTGCTTTAATAACCTTAATTGAACGCTTCTCATCATTTAGTCTTTTTTCATGTTCGTAACAAAACACTTTTTCACCTTTGATACTAACCTCAATAGGTTCTCCGTTGATAGTATATATTTCTGGTTGAATAAGTTCGCCTGTGATAGCCAGATTACCACGATCTAGTGATGCTCCAAACGCTTCACCATTATCCAAGTCAGCAAGCAAGTCTAAGGTTTCGTTGTCAGCATCATATTCGGTTGAGTCGGCCGTTCTATAGGTGGTTGATACCCAAGGCTCAAAGTAGCTGAATGGAATATCATCAGGCATATTTTCTGTCAGTCTCTCCTCATTAACTATAAATCTGGTAACAGACTCAAAACCTGTTCTGGTGTTTCGTCTTGTTATTACTTTTTCGTAATGATGTGGTGTTGTCAATGCGGCTTCAACTGATCCATATTTTCTTATGATGTATTGTGTGAAAGTAGAATAGTCTAATGGCCAATCAAACTGCGGATCAAAGATGTCATTTGCTAATAGTATCAGCCATGCACCGCCAGGATCTTTATAAAACTTTTCTGCTAGTATTTCTGGTGTGTCGCCTTCTTCTATATCATATACCATATAAGATGACAAGTTATTGACAGTTTCTTTGACAACAGCCAGACGCTGGAAGATGTTAGTAACCTCATCATACTTCGGCTGTAGTCTGTTATTGTTTATGTCATATTTGATTTTAGGAAATATGTCGTAGAAACTGCTTACAATCATTTCTTATCCCTTGATTACCCATTCGTCAATTTTTAGTTGAACTGCCTTTTCGTATTCTTCTGGCAATATCTGTATTATCTTAGACCTGACATGTGCAAATAAGTACCTGTGAACCGCCTTGGGCATCATGTCGTATATTCTCTTTGACTTTTCTAATTGAATGAACAGTTCTGCATTGATAGTGGATCTAGCAGAATCACTGGTTGTCCTAAATTCATTCACAGTCTTGATAAATTCTTTTCGTTCACCTGTAGGTAAATAGTGCATATTGACACCTAGAAATCCGTCTTTATACATCTTAATAGGAAACGTCATAGGATACTTGTCATATATTGTTAGTATCTCTTTAAGTTTCGGATCATACTTATAGAAATACAAACTGCCTATTGTTGGTGTTCCTGCTGCTCTGTCACTATTTAAAAGTCTTTTCTTAACCGTACCTGAAGTAAGGTCTATGGCCTTTTCATTAATCCATTTCGTTAATTCGTTTTGGGTATAGTCTGCCATGGTATTATTTATATCACTTTTTGAATAGATCCGCTTCTGTAATCAGCCTGAAAGTCCATCCTTTGTTGTTACAATACTCTTCGGCTGCTTTCCATTTTGCTTGATTGACACCCCAGGTAAAGACTTCGTTGATGTAACGTTTGGTCTTTCGTTTAGATGGCACAGGTTCTTGTGTCTGCCCTTTCGGCTTGACCTCTAATAAATATACCTGTTTCTTGCCGCTATTGTCATATGCTTCAACATAGAAATCTACAAAGTAACGATGCATACGGTTGTCTATAGGCGAAACATACGGTATTACTACCTCTTCGCTGCCCCAAGATATGACACTTTTATTTGTGTCGCACCAATCCATAACTCTTTTCTCCCAGCCAGATCGATATACAATGTTATTAGGATCACCTCTATACTTTTCAGGGTGTTTGGGTTTATAAAATCCTTGTTTGTAGTTTGCAGCCATAATGTACCTCACTAAATAATATGTAGTATTTTTGGAGTTATCAATGGGAACATATACATTTCCGACAGATATGCTTAATACAGGTGACTACGGTCATATGATAGTATTCAGTGCATATTCGCCGCAGTCCGCAAGAGCCGCCGCCCTCATAGAAGCAGGTACTACTCCTATTATACCTGGTGTTAATAACGGACAACCATTAGTCACTCCGCAACGTTCACTTCTTGATCAATTCTATTTGTATGTTCCTGGTGGTGGACAAGGCAGTAATCTGACATGGGCCCAAGAACACGAATATGATGAAGTTAAAATGTCCAGACTAGGAACAGGTGCCGCATCGGGCGCTATGTCTGCTATTCTAGGTATTGGTGCTTCTACTATAGGAAAAGCAGCAGCAGATGCCGCAGGTCTTTTTAGAGTAACAATCAATCCATATGTCGAGGTTCTTTATAGAGGCACAAAACTTAGACAGTATATGTTTTCGTTTATGTTTGCCCCTCAAAGTGAAGCAGACTCTAAAGAATTATATGGCACTGGTCCGGGAACAGGTTTACTAAACCGATTTAGATTTCATGCTGCACCTGACGCTGGTCCGTCAGGAGATTCTTTATTATTCAGCAGCCCGTCAGAATGGGAAGTAGACTTTTTATATAAAGTACCGGGTCCTAGTGGAGGGACGTGGGCAGAAAACAATAAACTGCCTAAGATGGCAAAAGGAATTATAAACCGAGTTGACGTAGACTATAGCCCTGATTCAGAATTTAGTACCTTTGAACAAGGCGATGCCACATCATCTCGTCTGTCCTTTACATTTACCGAGATGGAAATCATAGACAAAACAAGAATTGGACAAGGATTTTAAATGGCATATCAAGGTCCTAATCCTCCTACACAATTAGACATGGATAAAATGTTTAGTTCGCTTAATGCGAATGATAGTGTGGCCAAGGGTTGTAGATTTATAGTTAGAATTAATTTATCCGCACCACTGTTGCAACAGTTAAGATATCAAGATCAGGTAACGAATCATTTGTTATATGCCTGTGAATCCACTGAATTTCCTGGTCGTGGATTTCAAACAACAGAAGTTCGTTACTATGGTCCTAAGCAATTGATGCCTACCAACACAATATACGGTGAAGGTATTAATATGTCTTTTATATGCCGCA